AGATTCTATAGTTGATGGACCGGGGATAAGACATACTATTTTTACTCAAGGATGTCATTGGAATTGTCCAGGATGTCATAATCCTGAATCTCATAGTCTTAGTGGTGGAAAGATTGTAAAAGTAGATGATTTATATATGGAATTGAAAGAAATACTTAGACCATCAATTCATAGAGGGATAACTTTTTCCGGTGGAGATCCCTTTCTCTGGCCGTCAGAATTAAGTTGTCTTTCTGAGAAAATAAAAACTCTTGGAAACTATGATATTATGGTTTACACTGGTTATAGTATGGAAGAATTAAAGCCTTTGAAGAAATGGATAAAGTTTTTAGAATTGATTGATTTGTTAGTAACAGATAGATTTATCTTGGATCAAAAAGATTTATCAACTCCCTTTAGGGGTAGTAGGAATCAGAGGATTTGGAAAAAGATTATTAGAAATAATGGAATGATGTTTTTTGAACAAATTTCTGAAAGAGATATTTTGGGAGGTAAATTATGAAAAATCTATCAGTCGATGAGAAATATGAATTATGCTATAAACACTATCTAGAAAGCTGTTCTATGGCAGGAGAAAAAACGGAAGTAACTCTGGAGACCTACGAAAGAGTTGTTCCTATTTCTCAAATTGATGAAATGATCAAATATGACTATGTAGGAGATAGTAAGATTATTTTTGACTAAGAAGGAGGGCTAGACATGAAAAAGGTTTATAGAAATATTATAACCGGAAGAATTTATCTAAGAAATACCTTTGAAAACGCTCCTCACTTAGAGGAAATACCTTTAGAAAAGTTTTCTGCTGATAAAATAGAAAAGAAAATATCTAGATTGGAGTCACGAATAGAAAAACTAAAAGAGTTACTTTCTATTTTGAAGGAAAATGATTAATGGAAGTTAGTCAGGGAGAATTAAGTCAAATGTTAAGAAGATATAATTCTGAAGGAATACTTGAGGGGAAACGAATAGAAAAGGATAGAATAAAATCAATCATCCGAGAATTAATTAAAGAAAATAAAAAATTTCAAGATACAAATTATAAAAAGGGGAGACAAGATATTTTAGAAAAACTTCTTTCAGAAATTAAATAACCCAAATCAAACGACTAAGAATTTACTTAGTCGTTTTTTTACGTTTTAAAACTTCAAAATTAACCAAATTACAAAACGACAGAAAGGATTGATATACATTTGTCTGGATTAATACTTCCTCCTGGTGTCAAAGTAGGGAAACAGCATAAATCATATGTTGTAGATAGTGAAGGTGAAATTCAAGAAGTTCAAGAGGTTAAGAAAAATAAAGTATTTAAGGCTGATAACAAAATGAAAATATTTGATGAGTCAGCCGAATCAACACAGCTTTTAGACGAATCTTGGAGGGACCGGTATCTTACGGGTGAGGTTATAAGACCTCCCTATGATCCGTATAAACTCAGACAGTTCTTAGAGGATTCTGTTTTCCATCTACGATCTGTTAAACAGAAAGCTATTGATGTTTGCTGTTTAGGGTGGGACATACTTCCCATAGATCCTCTTCAGCCAAAAGAGGGAACTAATTATAAAACTCTAGTTGACTTTTTTACAGAAGCTAACCCAGATATAGAACTCGTAGAAGTTTTAGAAAATGCTTGGGTGGATTACGAATCAATAGGCTGGCAATGTATCGAAATGACAAGAAATAAAGCAAAAAAACCATACGCTTTTTATCATGTCCCATCTTACACTATGAGAAAAGCGGTTAAAGATCATGTTCATTGGGGATACATTCAGAGGCGTTTCAATAGTAAGGGTATTCTTATTGCAGAAAGACATTTTAAGAAACTTGGAGACATGGAAGAAAGAACAGATCCAAACACAGGGAAACCTATGAACGAAATGATATGGATGGACAATTATAGTACATTAAACGACTGGTACGGGGTTCCAGAATGGATTCCTGCAATCGGAGCCATGATCGGCAACAACGAAGCCAGGGATTATAACATAGCCTTTTTTGCAAACGGGGCTATTCCTCAGTACGCTATAATTATGGAGGGTGGGGAAGTAACACCTGAAGTAAGAAATATCATTAAGAAACATTTTAGAGATCTTAAGGGAACCCAAAATTCTCACAGAACTCTTATCCTGGAATGTCCTGAAGGTGGTAAGATTCATTTAATACCATTAGCCGTTGAAGTCCGTGACGGACATTTCCGGCTCTATAGAAAAGATAATAGAGATGAGGTTCTAGTAGCTCATGGAATGCCCCCATATCGCATAGGGATAGCTGAAACAGGTAGTCTAGGTAGTAACGTGAGCGAGAACGCTACAGTTGTTTATAAGAACTCTGTGGTAACTCCCAGGCAAGTTAAGTTAGAACATAGACTAAAAAGATTAATAAAAAAATGTTTCGGAATATATGACTTCTATTTGAAGTTTGCCGAAATTGATATTGACGATAAGAAATTGAAAGCAGAAATAGACGAAATTGAATCCAAAGCAGCAAAGAATTGGGTAGATTCAAGAATTTATACTCCAAACGAAATAAGAAAACAAAGAGGCTCAGGACCTCTTCCCGGTGGAGACGAATTTCCTAGTGATACTCCTCCTATTCAAAATGGTACTGAAAAGATTGATAATAAGGATGATCAAAATAAAGAGAAGAAAAAAGTAATCAAGAGAGGTTCTGAAGATTGGAACAAAAAATTCAACGTCAGCTAGAAAACAGAATTTATAAGTTAAAAAATGAAATAATTAAAGTATTTCAGAAATGGCAAACAAATATTATGACTTCATTTTGGGGATCAGATTTTGATGGTCTTATAATAAAATCATCTTCCGGCATACCTCAAGAATTAGAGGATAAATTAATAGCTATGGTTCCGGTAGAAGAATTAAATGAAGTTATAAGGGAATCTTTTAATCAAGGAATAAAAATAGAAACAATAAATCATTCAGTCAAATTTGATGATGGATTAATAGACTGGACTTTATACGATAAAAGAACTTCTAAATTTCTAGACAACTACACATTTAAGGCCAGTCAAAAAACTCTAGATCGGATAAATGGAGGAAATATTCTGGGATTGATTAAAGATCAGAATGAAAAGGGTGGAGATATCAACGATATGATCCATTCCATCCATAAGTCTTTTCAGGAGTTTTCCGATTACGAGGCAGAAAGAATAGCAAGAACTGAAACATTAAGAGCAAGAAACTTTGCTAGATTTATGTCTTTAAAAGAAGACTTTAATGTAGATAAAAAGACTTGGCAAACCCATATAGACGGTAGACAAAGAAAATCACATGAAAAATTGCATCTGGAGACTGTTCCAATAGATGAACCGTTTCCTAATGGATTGATGTTTCCGGGAGATCCTTCGGGTATTCCAAGTGAAGTAATAAATTGTAGATGTAGTCTACTTTCTGGTCAAAGTCCTGATAAAATAAAAAGAAAAACAGATGATGAGGATTATGAGATAGAAGATTCTATGGAATCTATAAAGGAAGACCTTCCACAACACTATATAGATTATTCCCTAAAATATATGGAAAGGTTGGCTAGGAGACTAGAGAAAGAAATGATTGATAATGAAGAAATAAATAATTTATTAAATCAAAATATGAGTATTATGGCAAGACAAGCAGAAGAAACAATGAGAGAAATGGAAATTGATCTATCAGGAAATGTTTTTGTTTTAGATACTAGAAATAGCTATGAAAACATTGTTTTTGGAAACATTAAAAATGTTAATCGGGAATTATCTTTGGTTTCAGAAATAACTCCAGAAATTATTTTAGCGGAGTCTAAAAACATAACCATTCCTGAATACTTCAAGATACCTGAAGAGGGTTATAAATATTATCCTTTGGTAAGTCAAAAAGAAATTCTTAGAGAAGTTTCAAGACTTCCTCAAGGGCCTAAAAGGTATAGAATAAAACAAACAGGGTTCAAGATACCTAATAAAACTATTATTGTTGATGATGTTATTTATACAGCTTACGATTCCGAGATAGAAGATATCATCTATTCAGCAACAGAAATATTTGTTAAACAAGAACAAGAACATCTACCTGGTCTTACCGTTCAAGACGTTATAGATACGTTTTTTGACGGAGATAATAGGTTTGAATTTGATATAGTAACACCAGAAGAAAAAAGACAATTCTTAAAGCAATATTGTTATAAGAATAAAATGTTAGCCGGATCTGTTAATTTTGAGATAGACCTGAAAGACATAGAAAATACTTTTGGTGGAGTAGAAGAAATATTGAATCTACCTAATGATGATTTTAGAGAAATTTTCTTTAAGTCATTTAGCCCAAAATTTGATTTAGATGTTTCTGTAGAAGATAGTTTTTCAAATAAAACAATTAAGAAAATATCTAATATGATCGATTGGGTGGAAGGGTATATTTTTGGCTCCGTATTAACTGCCCCAATAATAATTCATTACGTTGAAGAGGAAAGTTATTACGATTTAATCAACAATATTATTTACTTGAATGATGATTCGGACGAAGAAGATATTCTAAGATATATCGGATTCTACATTCAGAATACTAATTCAGGAATATTTAAAGAGTTATCTCAGAGTGATTTTATGGCAAGAATATTACCAAAATTGCTTTCCGGTAAATCTATAAAAGAGCTATACAAAGATGACAAAGAATCATTTGAAAAAATATTCTCAATTGTGAGGGGGAGTTTTTAATTTGATTAGTATTGGAGACGGAGAAAGAAGAAAAATAGGAATAGAATTAGAGTCAAGTAATAAGAAAAATAATTTTGTGATAAGTGATGCAGAATTTAAGGTTGAAAAAATGGACGAAAAAACACCTGTTTCTATTGATGAAAGGCAGATTTTCATAATTCAGCCTACTAAAACCTCTCCAGCAGAGGTTTATATTATTTTAGACTGGAATGAACTTTTACCTGATATTTATTCTTTCCTTTTTTCAGTAAGTATTTTTGAGGAAATATATACTGGTAAAGTTACGGTTGAAATAGAGATATGATTTTAAGATTTTTATTAACAGAAAAAATTAAAAACTTTGAAAAGGAGAATGAATCTTGAATTACATTCTACTTTTAAACAATAATCCAACAGTAGGGGTAGAAGATGGGGATAATGTTTCTAGCGGAGATAGGCTTAATCCGGTACTATCAGATCCTTTAGATACTTCTTTTAACGAAGAGAGTTTACCAATAAAATTAGCTATAAGATGTATTTTTGGTTACGAAACTTCTAATAATGTCAAAATAACTCCTTTTGGAGAAAATGAAGATAGATGGAGTTTGGCATTAGATGATAACGAACAGCCAGGAATATTTCTAAGTTATGGTGACTCTTTAGAAATAAATGAAGTTATCAAGGATAAAAATTATGTATTCTGGGTTAAAGACAGAACGATCTCTGGAGAATTACCTGTTAACGACAAAACAGTTTCTTTAAAAGTCGAAACAAAGATCTCCTCTAATCTCTTATAAATGAAAAAAAGGAGGGTAAAACATTATGGCTAGTTATGTAGAACTAATTCTCGATGTTACAGGACCGGCAGGAGTTACCGCTACGCTTGAGGGTGGGGCTAATTTTACAACGGGTCAATTGGTTGACTGTGCAATCGCTACGTCCGATGCTGATGCTACGGGATATAAAGTTAAAATCTGGGGTGACGTTGACGAAACCGAAAATCCCAACATTCAGACCGACGAAGTTGATGCTATTTACTTCAGTCCTACTTGGGATGTTAATGAAGTAACTCAGCAAGTAAAACTGTCCACTGGTGACGGTCTCAAGACTATTTACGTAAAAATCATGGATACCGTTGATAACGTGTCTAGTTCAGCAAATGACACTATTACCTTGGATGAAACAAGTCCGGCTATTACTACTGGGGATCCTAACGTGCCGAGGATTAGTAATAAGACAGGCAAAAGAACTGCCGTATTCACATTCCAAGCGGATACCGCTTTTGACGAATACGTAGTTATGGTGGTTCCGACTACTGGTTCTGTGTATGCCGATGGAACCGTTATTGGTACTACAAACGGTTCTGCTAATACTTCTGGTAATGCTGGAGAATATCCGGCCACAACTCCTATTTCTGTTACTGTCGATTATGATGATCTTATCGCTGCCGGGGCAGCTTCCGGAGAAACCCCCAACATCGTTAAAGTGTTTGTCAAAGAGCATTCCGATGTTGAAGAATGGACTACTATCTAGTTTAAAAAAGAGGAGATGCTTTTATAGGTCTCCTCTTTTTTATTATGTAATTTTAATATAAAGATTGGAGTTGAGAATATGTCTAATCCAATTATAAATATAATATCAAGATCTGTTCCTGTTATCTCCCGAAAGGAAGGATCTAATTCTTGCACAATAGTTTTTACTTCAGATCAAAATCTAACAGAATGGGAAGCTAGAGCAGACGGAACCGGTCCGGGAACAGGTTTACTTGTAGGGAGTGGAACTTCTTTAACAGCAGAAACAGAACAATCTTTTTATGTTGATTCTACAGAACTGGATACAGAAACATATATAAATAAAACCTATAGAATTAATGTTTATGGAAAGAATTCAAGCGGAGAATGGTCTTTGTATGAATAGTTGGATTGAATTAATTATTGATATTTCTAATCCAAATATTGAAGTAGACTATCCATCGGTAATTTATCAAGGAGATGTTGTATCTCTTAGAATTGTGTCAGATAAAATTTTGGATACTGAATTTCAAAACATTTATTTGATAGACCTATTAGGAGAGAAAAATATTCTCCTTTTTAATTTCATGGATGAAAATAATTTAACCTTAGAACTAGATACAACAAATATACCTACGGGAATAATTCAATTATTTATTTCCCTAAGAGACGATCTTCATAATCCTAGAATTATTGAGAAAGATATAAGAATCTATCCTGAAAATTATTTCAATAAAAGTAGTTGGATTGAGTTAGTTTTGGATGTTTCAAATCCAAACTTAAGTATAGGGTTTCCTATAGAAATTTATCAAGAAGACATTATTTCACTAACAATAAATTCAGATAAAATTTTGGATACGGAATTTCAAAACATTTATCTGGTTGATAGGTTAGGCGAAAAACATGATCTTCTTTTTTCTTTTGTAGATGAGAAAAGGTTAACTTTAGAATTAGACACAAGAAATATTTCTCCTGGAACAGCTATTCTTCATGTCGAATTAAGAGATGATTTATATAACACCAGGATAGTAGAAACATCTATGAAAATAAATTTCAGACCTAAAGATATTATTTATTTCTTTGATACATTAAGAAAGATTTATCAGCCAATAGAAACACGGTTTGATTTAGAAAGATCCTTTAAGCAATTAAATTTTGTTATTTCAGAAATCAAACCAACGGTGAAAATTAAGGAGATGATTTTTTGAAATATGTAATAAGAAAAGAAGAAAATATTTTATCTAATTTGGATCAAGCAAATACTGTGATATCTCAATTATCAGAAGATGATATTAACCTTCTAGGTCCAAGATGGTTTTATGACGAAGCTCAGTTGAGAATTATTTATGTAGAAGATGATATTCCTGTAGGATTTATAGAAACAAGAATCATAGGGAAAAGATGTTATCTAAATATTGCTGTTTTGTCCGATCATAGAAACAAAGGAATTTCGGATGCTTTAATTTCTGGAATGAAAGAATTGATAATTCAAGATTATCCAGATGTTAATAAAATTTTCTACATAACAAAATCAGATAATCAGGCATCTATAAATTTAGCAACAAGAACGGGTTTTATAGATTCAGGAAGTAAGGACGGATACACCAGATACTCTTTTGTTTTAAAAGAAGATTACTCTATAGAGAAAGTAGATGATGATTTTATGGTTTATAGTGAAGTCAAAAAAAGTGTAACTCAAACCGACTTTTCATTACAAATGAATATTTTTAAAGTTGATGAAATGAAAGGAATTGTTTATGGAAAAGCTTTAATTCCAAACTATGTAGATTCTCAATCTGATATTTGTACTCCAGAAGAGGTCGAAAAAATAGCTCATGGTTTTATGATCGGATTACAAATGCCGGTAGTTCAAAAAAGCCAGCTTGGAGATATGCACGAAAACTTTGGGGAAAACCCTTGGGAAATAGGATTAGTATTAGAGTCTTATATTTCTCCTGATGATGGAAGTTGGGTTCTTGTAACAAAACCTAACGAAGTTATTTTAGAGAAAATTAAAAAACAAGAAATAACAGGATACTCAATTGGTGGAGTTGGTTTCAGAACTCCATTAGAAATTGACGATGAAAATTTAGTTGAAAAAGTAGAAAAAAACAAAGCATTAAGTTCAGAAATTACTCAAGAAATATCTGATATATACAAACAACTAACAAATAACAAATAAAAAGATACGCACAAAACAAAAAATAATGAGGAGGTGTAAATATTGGCGAAAACTAAAGTAAATCTCCTTCACGACACTCAAGTTAATGAAGTTTCTTATGTCGATAAAGGAGCAATTGGGCAAAAGTTTTACTTTATGAAAAGAGATACTTCTGCCGAACCGGAAACTCAAATTCCTGAAAAGCAAACTACTATCCAAAAAATTATTTCTTCGATTACTAAATCCTTCAAAGGTAAAGTTGAGAAGAGTGACGGTTTTACCGATTTCACGGCTGCCATAAGTTACGAAGTTAACAATGATAAACTTTGGGATGCTTATTGGGCTATAAGAGATGTTATTTTTAACATCATTGGTGATGAAAATATAACAGATAAAAGTTTTGCTATCGGTAATGCGTGTGATCAGTTTAAGAATTATGTTATTTCTCTGGTTAGTCAATTCACTGTAGCCAAACGCCAGGAAATTGTTAAAAAGTATCAGGAAGAAAACACTACTGTAGATGATGCTTTCGGAGTTTTCATTGAGGATCTAGTTAACATCTCAAAAAGTTCACAAACTCCGGAAACTGATATTGGTTCTGCCGTTTTAAACTTCAAAAATCAAATGACTTCGGTATTGAGTGATAATGTTCAAAAGGCAGGTAAGAAAGTTTCTTCTGCCAGATTGGACACCTTAAAGGTTTTATCTAGTCAATTGAATGACTTTATTGCGGATGCGGAATCTGTTCCGGCTGATACAGGAGATGGTTCCGGTGAGGGTGTTTCAAAAAACGATAATGGTAAGGGGGAAGATAACGAGATGAAACCTGAAGATTTAACTGCGGTTCTTAAAGGTGTTTTGGAACCTCTTTCTCAAAAGATGGATGAGGTAACAAAACGTCTTGAAGATGTTGAAAAGAAAAAGACAGAAGAATCCCCTTCTGCTGGAGCAACTACTGAAACTGTAGTCAAAACAGCAGAACCGGTCCAAAAAACTGAGGCAGAACTTATTACTGAAGCTATTCAGAAAGCTATGGAACCGTTAACTACAAAAATCGAAGAAGTTACCAAACGCCTTGAAACCGTTGAAAAAATGGAAGCAAATCCTCCGGCAGCTGCTACTGGCTCCGAGGGAACTCCTGATCCGGTAACTAAAAGCGGTAAGAAGTGGCCTAGTTTTTCCGCTTAACAACTAAATACTTTAGTTAAATTTAATCCGGTGTAATCCGGTTTTTTTATTTTCAATTTTAGGGAGGGAAATAAATTGGCTAAGTCTGTTCAACAGCTTATAAACAAAGGAGTTGTTACTAGCGGATCTTTTACAGGTTCCATTGGTATGACTCACGATGAAGCAAATACTTTTATTGATTATGTGGTAGATGAAAGCTGGTTAAAAGGTAACGTCCGGCTAGAACGGATGTCTGCTGCTACTAAAAAGATTGACAAGCTTGATATCGGTGGTCGTGTTTTAGTTCCTGCTACTGCTGCTCAAGATCCTGGTAACACTGTAGGTATCGAAACCAGTCAAATTGAATTAGTCGCAAGAGAAATGATCGCCATTGCTGAAATCGGAGATGATTCCCTAGAGGATAACATCGAAGGTGATGCTTTTGTAGATCACTTGATGCGCATGGTTGCAGCTAAAATTGGTAACGAACTTGAAGAAGCGTACCTAATGGGTAAGGCTTTACTTCCTGGTCAGATGAATACTGCTACTCATATCAATCAACTCTTCGAAGGTTG